GGGATATGCATCATGATGGATTTAATATGGATATATCAATTACCATTTAATATATTTGCATTTGCATTTAATTTTGGTTTTTGGTTTGCAATGGGTTACATTGCATATAGAATGGTTAGAGACCTATTGGATAGATAATGCCAACATATACTTTAGAAGATAAAGAGACAGGTGAACAACACGATGTGTTGATGACTTGGGATGACTTGCAAGAATATAAAAAAGGTAATCCAAATCTAAAACAAGTGATAACTGGTGGCCCTGCTATTGTAGGTGGTGTTGGTAATAGAACTGGATTAGGTCAGAGTGGTGGATTCAATGAAATGTTATCTAAGGTTGCAGATGCACATCCAAGGTCAGAACTTGGGAAGAGTGTAAGACGAAGAAGTGCAAAAGAAGTTAAGACAGACCAAATTGTCGATAAACATGTAAAGATTCAACAACAAATGAAGAAAGAAGGGAAACCTTTAAGTGGTAAGGGAAAATTAATAAAATGATAAAAATTATGAAAAAACTAATATTTTGGGTAGTTGATTGTTGGAGAGTTGTCATGGACAATCGATACAATCCATTGAGACACATCAAAGACCCCTCAATACAAGGATATTTTACGATGGCATTATTTATAATGTGGTCTGGTTATTTTGGTGTAGTTGCATTACATTACATGAATTGGATAGGATATAGTATTGTCTGGTCAATTATTATTCACATGGCAGTCCTTATTCCAATTATGATAACTAATGCAGTATTTGAACAAGCAGAAAAAGATGGTGCAAACTGGGTGAAAAGACGATGAAAAAACAATTACATGATTACGAAGGATACACTGCATTTGAAAGACATCAGATAGGTGAGAACAAAATTGAAGGTGCAGAATTCCAAGATGTGGATTTGCAAGGTTATGAAATTAATGGTAACTCAGTACCAGCATTTTACTACATGACAAACGCAGGATGGGTTGTTGAAGATGAAGTAGGATTCTCTGGTTGGAAAGTTGTCGAAGGTGAAGGTCTTGGTACTAATGATAAAGGTAAACCTAGACTATCAACAGTATGGGAAACATCATGGTGGCATTCTATTGAACCCAACTTACCTAGAAAATTAGTCGGTGGCCCTTTCAGAGCTGCAGTAGGTGATTATACTTTAGGTATCAATGCACTATTTTATTTACATAAGTTTTGTCCAATCATAGATTATAGAGTTACATATGATAAACCAATAAAGATAGGTGAGGTACTTGAAAACATAGTAACAGATGTAACAATACATAATGGTCAAATGCAACAAGAGTGTATTCAAAGAATTTATGGTACTGATAAGATTGTAGGACAGTGTTGGACAAACCATCATGTCCCAGAAGATAAGAAAGATGAAGTTTGATTATAGACCATTATGTACTGGACTAACTCTCAAGGAAAGTCCAATAGATGGAATAGGTCTATTTGCAACAGAGGATTTCAAAGCAGGAATCTTTTTAGGTGAAACCCATATATGGGAAGAACGAAGAAGAGATTGGATTAGAACACCATTAGGTGGATTTATAAACCATTCAGAAGACCCAAATTGTTATATTAGTACAAACATCCATTATCACAATGGAGACCAAAGAGAACTATATACAATTAGACCCATACTTGAGGGTGAAGAATTAACAGTGTATTATACACTACTACAGGAGTAAATTATGGAAGGATTACAAGGATTATTTCCCATACCAATGTTCATGGGTGATATCGAAGTACCAGATATTGAAATACCTAGTTTTGAAGAATCTGAAAACAATGTGGTACGAGCAGAATATCCAGAACTTAAAGAAAAAATACTTGAGACTACAAGTGCAATGTTACAAGGTATGGGATATGTAGACCAACCATTAAAACTAAATGATATGTGGTTTAATCGTTATGATGAGAAAAGACCATTTTTGGAATATCATTATCATCAAAATTGTGCATGGACTGGAACTTATTACCCAGAGGATGCAAATCATACTACAATATTATATAATCCACATGCAAATGTGATGCAGGCACATTATCCACAGGTATTAGAAGGTACTGCTTTTAATCAAGAACGCTTACCAGTAACAGGTTTTACCAAAGGAGCTTTATTAATACATCCATCATGGATGGCACATCAAGTCTTATGGAATGGTGATAAACCATCACATTCAATTTCATTTGATATTGCATATCAATTACCTATTGGTGATAAAGAGTATGGGAGTTATTCAGAATAATGGAAGCAATATTAAACAAAGATGATTACAGAGAGTTTACTCAAAGAGTAGACATTGCAGTTTCTAAGGGTCAAGAAGTACCTCATATTGTAGAAATGATATCTGGAAATCAATTTAGAGTTACATTACTTGCAAAAGTAGATTTAGAATTGTTAGACAATATAACAAAGGATGTAAAACCACAAAGAATATTCCCATGAAGACATTTGAACTATTAGATTATGGATTTGAATCTTTACCTACAGAGAATGTAGATGGTAAGAGGTATTACATAACACCAACAGGTGAAAAGTATCCATCGGTTACATCGGTTACTGGACTTTTAAGTAGAGATGGTATTAAAAAATGGAGAAAGAGAGTTGGTGCTGAAACAGCAAACAAGATTTCAACTCAAGCTGCAAGACATGGAACATCTGCACATCAACTATTTGAAGACTACATTAAGAATGATAACTTTGAAGAGAAGTTTAAAGGTGCAATGCCCACAACACAACAAGCATTCATCTCACTAGAAAAAGAACTAAACCAGATAGGAACTGTTCATGCACTTGAAGCTCCACTATACTCTCATGAACTACAACTAGCAGGTAGGGTAGATTGTATTGCAGAGTATTTCGGTAATGAGATTTCAATCATAGATTTCAAAACAAGTAGGAAACCCAAAGAAAGAAAATGGATACAGAATTACTTTATACAGGAAACTGCATATGCAAAGATGTTTGAAGAATTGACAGGCAAGAAAGTACATTCACTTATTACTATGATTGCAGTAAGTGATGGTTCTAGTCAGTTGTTCATAGAACAACCAAATTCTGATTATGTAGACCAGCTACAAGAACTTCGTAGTCAGTATAGAACTGAGTATGGTCTTTAGTAGGAATTCATTGCAAACCACATTATTAAAAATGGTAAAGCAATGGGTGCTAACATGAAGAAAGTAAAAGAAGTGATTTCTCTTATGTTCTCACATATCTCGCATCGGTGTTCATAGATATAGTTAATAGCACGACTCATTTTAGGTTCGTTCTCCTTATAAATACAGTTATGGGTTAATAAAACGATATACTATCTAGTTATAGATTTTTATCACTTATATTTATAATAGTTATAAGTTACCTTTTAAACAAATTTAAAAATAAATATGGCATATTCAAAAAAAGTAGTCGACAGATTCGAATCGGTTCTAAATAATCCAGAAGCACATGCAGTTGGAAGGTTCGACCCTAAAGACCCTAATGTTGCAACTGGTATGGTAGGAGCTCCTGCTTGTGGTGATGTCATGAAACTTGATATAAAAATGAAAGGGGATATCATTGAAGATGTCAAATTCAAAACTTATGGATGCGGTTCTGCTATTGCATCATCGACACTTTTTGTTGAGATGCTCAGAGGTAGAACAATTGAACAGGCAAAACTCATTAAAGATAAAGAGATTGCAGATGCTCTTGAATTACCACCAATCAAACTCCACTGTTCAGTCCTTGCAGAAGAAAGTATCAAAAAAGCAATAGAAGACTGGGAACAAAAACTCGAAAAAAGAAAACACAACAATCCACCAGACTAAATGAAATTAGATTATGAAGTAAGTGAGATTAGTCTTGAGGATGCTCGACCAGTCATTCAAAACAATAACGATAAAGAAGACATATTTGGAATAGATTATGCAGATGAAGTGTCTCATCATTGTTATGGGTTATTCAATAAAACTAAAATAGTCGGTGCAGTTCAATTTGTCCATCATCAAAAATATAAACATCAAAGGGTATTTCATAAAGAACACTATGGATGTTATACAGATACATGTGAAGGATTCTATGAGTTAGCTAGACTTGCAGTAGAACCACAGGATGAACACAATATAACATCATGGTTTGTATCTCGTGCAATCAAATTATTGAATCCAAAAGTCATAGTTACAGTTGCAGAAGAAGATAAAGGTGGGACAATCTACAAAGCTACAAACTTCGAATACTATGGGTTAAAATATGACAGAGATTACTATGAACCAGATAAACCATTTCATGTATATCTAAAAATATATGATAAAAATATAGAATGTGAGTGGAAAAAGACTTGACAAATACCAGTTCGATAGTATACTAGTATAGTAATGAAAATAAAAGTGATTATATGATTTTAACCAAAAAAAGGTTTACAGAAGCAATCGAAACTCTAGTCTTAGAGAAAGGATTAAACTACATTGATGCAATCGTGCATTATTGTGAGACCCAACATCTTGACCCAGAATCAGTAAAGAACTTAATTACTCCACCTCTTAAACAAAAGATAGAGAGTGATGCATTATCTTACAACTTATTAAAACCAAACGCAAAGAAAGGAAAAGGCAAATTACCAATATGAAGAAATTTAATCGTACACCACAAAGACAAAAGGAATGGGATAGAAAACCAAAGAAACCATCTGGGCCACCACCATTTGATGTCTTAATGAGACGATTCAAGAAGAAGGTTGAAAGAGATGGTATTATTGCAGAAGTTCGTGAAAGACGATACTACGAAAAACCATGTGCAAAGAGACAAAAGAAAATGAATGGTTGGAAACGAAAAATTAAGATTGATAAGATTCGTGAAGAACAAGCATTGGAAGCTTACAAAAGAACCAATAGGTATTGATAGGTGGATGCAAGATTTGGATATGAATCATATAAATTATACTTAGGAATTAAATTACATTACAATTCTGATTATGATTTTAATAGATACAATG